GTGGTACTACTAACTAATAGTCTTAAGAAAGACCGATGATCATTCCTGAGTCACCAAAGTTAGAGTGTTTTACCGATACTTCACCAACAACAAAGTGCTTGTCGCTGTCACCTTGCTTGGCAAGTAGAGTGCGTGTAAATGGACGCAATACAGCTTGCTTAAAGGTAGACGGATCAATCAAGAACGCATGAGTACTTAAGTTACTGCGGTTGATTACGACTTTTACTTCGTTGAACGGAGTTACGAGTACGTCTATCGTGTTTGTGATAGTACGGTCGATGTCACGTTGGCGGCCTGTAGCTGTAGCGAATCCTGCAATGATAGACGCATCAGCAGGCTTAACCATGAGTACTGAAGGCTCAGAACCGTTGTTGTAGCAAGTCTCACTTAGAGTCAAGAGTTTTGCTTCAGTTAGAGCATCAGTTGCATTAGCGCCTGCGTCTAAAGTGGTGCTGATCTGTGAAGATACAGAAGCCATCTTACGAGCAACAGAAGCACTGCCTGCAACAGCAGCTTGGTCAACACCTACGAAGCACTTTTCTACGTCATTCTTAAGAGCCTTAAGGGTCTTAGATAGTTGTAGAGCCGTCTGCTTTGCAGCGCCATAAGTCTTAATAGCATCAGAAGTAGCTGATACTTGAAAGGCTTCACCGATGATCTGAGTGGTGTTAGAGCGTGATACAGCAGGAGAGATAGTGATTGCAGAAGCGTCAGCCCCTTCAACCAATGCAGTTTGAGCAGAAGCTCGTAGTGAATCTTCAAGCCATTCAAATGTACGAGCGTGAATCTTCTCGCTTTTGACTAGGCTTTGGAAAGGTGTAGCGGTTGGAGAGATCATGCTTAAAACGTCAGAAACGTCCTCTGCTGCTCCCACAACTTGGTACGATTGATAAATTGCCATGTTAATAGTTCCTATGGGTTTTCATATTGAGAAAGGGTTTGGTTTAGCTATCCCAACTTGACACTAGGTAGTCAGCAATAGAGTCGAGGTCATTACCCTTCGGAGGATTAGCATTCAGTCTATCTCTAGCTGCCTTTTGTTTACTGAGTTTTACATCAGCCTTGGAAGGTGGAGCTTTCTTAGAACGCAGGATCTTCGTGGGTGCTTTGGACTTCTTAGTTTTAGCCACTTGCTTTGTCTTATCAAACAGCATTGCTTTGTGAAGCAACTGGATCACAGTAGGATCGGTAAACTGATTGACAGACTCTTCAGGTAGCCCACTTTCAATAGCGTGTTTCCGAATGTCGTTATAAAGGTCAGTAGACCATTCGGGTATCTCTTTCTTTAGGACTTCAATGCAATGCTTGGCGTTATCTTGCTGTTGCGCTGCTTGTTTTTGCTGAATGTCACCGTAGAAAGAATCGGCTTCTGTAGTGAGAAACTTAAGGTCATCCTCTGCTGCTTTTGCTTCAGATCGTAGAGCCGCAAAGTCATCGGGGTTCATTTGCCTTGAGGCAACTAACATATCGACTTCTTCGTATGGCTTGAAACGGTCTTGGGCGCGAGTCAACATCGCTTGTAATGACGCATCGGCACGTTGCAAACTTTCATCCGCTTGTTTTCGTTGAGATGCTGTTTCTTGAGACTTTCGGGTTAAAGACGCTTCTTGGCCGTACATTCGTTTGAGGTCTTTCAAAGATGCCTGTTTGGTTTCTCCATCGATTACCATTTCTATAAGAGTGTCATCAGATAGATCAACTTCTTCTACCTCTTCAGTCTCTTCTTCAGCGGTATCATCGGATTCACCGTCTTCTTCACCAGGGTCTTCTTCAGATTCATCTTCCTGTTCACCTTCCTCGTCTTCATCATCAGATTCTTCTACTTCTGTCTCATCAGTAGTTTCCTCTGTTGCCTCAAGTTCACCTTTCTCAGATGGCTGATCTTCATCAGCGTCTTCCCAGTTCGCTAGAATGGCATCTGCGGCATCATCGACTGACAGTGCTACAGGGTTTGAATCAGGGCTTTGTTGCACGTTATCTAAAATAGACATGGTGCTTACTCCTCTTCAGTTGTTGTTGCTTTAGAATCGATCTGGTCACGCACTTCGACTTGCTGCTTCAAAGTACTGACAATATCGACCAATGCTTGGTAGTGGTGGTACGCTTTTCTACGTTGATCCTCATCTTCAGGTTTTGAACTAAGGAATTCCTGGATAGACGCATCTACCAAAGTATTCACTGTCCTGTTAAAAGTCTCTGTGTTCAATAAAGTTTCCGCGTCTGTACCTAAGTTTGCTAACTGCTCTTCCGTCATGTCTGCTCTCCTTCAAGGGCATAGGTTTGTGAATGGGATTAGCCATTCGGGCTTGCGATAGCTGTTATTTCATCTGCTTGTTGAGCCAGAATCATTTCAGCGTTATCTATTACTTTCTTATGAGCTAACTGCGCTTCTTTCAGATCCATATTGTCGGACTGAATGGTGAAGTCATGTACTGCCTTTAGACGCTCTATTTCTAACTTCATTTGGGCATTCTCAGCAGTCATCTTGACCTTCATCTCACCAATGGCGGTTTGACGCTCTTGTATCTCCAGTTGTTGCTTCATAAGTTCTAACTGAATCTCTTGTGCAGGATCAGGTTGCTCCTCTGGTAACTGGTCTGGTGAAGTTAAGTAGTCAGCCACGTTCTTGATACCACTCATCTCCATTACTTGGGATATCAGTTGGTATTGGTTCTGTGGTGTATACATCTTTTGTAGACTTGGGTCATTCTGGAACACTTGGTGCATACCCATGTACTTCTGGGCTTCAGCCTCTTGTTCGCCGTAACCAAGGTGTAACTGGACAGTCACATCTCGTTTGTCAGCCCAATCACTTGGGTTAATCTCT